CATATTGCGCGCTTGTTTTAAGTTTGCTGCCCGCTGATCTAATTGTGACTGCCGCGCCCGGGGTAATCGTTACCTGACCTGCACCAAGTTGCATAATGTTTATTTGCGTACCAATACCATACGCAACGGTTCCGTTTGGTGGAATTGTTACCGTGATTGCTGACGCATTATCGGCGGTAATTAACTTGCCGTCATCGCCTAAAACTGTTGTATAACTTGTGCCTGTTTGCGCGTTTAACGCGATCATGGCTATAGCCAAATTTGTGCACTCGGCTGCTGTTAAAACTTGCCCACTAGTAAAGGTTTCACGTACTGCCATAGTCCTAGCCTAATGCGTTTGTGCTGTCGAGTGTGCCATAGGTGGCGTTGTCCAAAATCAGTTCGTACACAATTAACGTACTGGCCGTGTAAAACGTGACGCGGTGCCCGGTCATAAAATCTATGCGGTGTTCTATGCCCTCTACGCTTAATTCTTGGGCTACTTCACCGCCGGCAATGGTGTTGGTTATGGTGATCGTGTCCCCAATATCTACCGTGGCTAGGGTTTGCCGTTGGGTATTGGTAAGCATCGGGTAATCGGTTTGCACCCCGGTAAATGTCGCTACTGGCTCGCCTACTAAAAGGTAACTGGCAAGGGTTGCAGCTGCCGTGTCATTGTGTAAAAGGCTGTCGGTAATGCTTACCGTTTGGATTAGGTATTTAGTTTGGCTGGCTAGATCGTCGGCAACCTCGGGGACTGTTGCCCCTAAATGTTGGATGCTGGCGCGGTTTACTACTTGGTCGGCATTGTAGGTAATGCTTAAATTGTTGTATGGGGTTTGGGTTCCATCATCGTGGAAATCGGCCACACTACCGCTAAGGGTTGTACCTATGCGCGGGTCAAAATTTAAGACCCCAGCCCTTGACATAAAAACGCGGCCTTGCTCGGCGCTTTGTATTTGGTCTATGTAAGCCTTTACGTTGGTGCCCTCGGCAATGGTGTAAGCCGCTGAACCGCCAAGCGTTTGTGTTCCGGTGTTAATGTTTCGACTTGCTACCGGGTATGCAACCTCGGTTAAATCCAATACGGCTGATAGCCGGGCACTAGATAATTCCTCGGATACGTTGAATTCACCCATTGAGGTTTGGGCTAGTAAATAGAAATCGTCGGCACAATAAACGGTAACTGTGTTGTTTCCGCCTAATTCGTAACTGTAGTCATAGTTCACGATCTGCCCTACAAATAACGGCACATAAGCATTAGCGTTGTTGTAACGGCCAAACGAAATACGACGCAATGGTGCAAGTGTAAATTGCCCTGCAGGGTCTACATAGGGGCTGCTTGAGTACAGCGGGTTTAATATGCCACCCGCTAAATTATCGTCGAGGGTAAACGTCATGGTGCCGGCGCTGAACTGATCGCCTATTTCACGCCTGCCACGATTAACGGTAATGCTTTTGCTGTATTCCATCATTGAGGCAAATTCTGTTAAGCCATCTAGCACGTATTCCGTGCCATCTAATATGCCTCGCGTTGCATCATCCAAGGTAAACGCGTTAAGCATAAACCCGGTATCTATGAATAGGTCATAGTTACCGCTAGCAACTACCGAGGTAGCCATTATGCAACCGCAATATTTGCCGGGCCTGCCGCCCTGTTGTATGCACGTATAGCGTTTACGATTGCTTCGCCAGCGCTTGCGTTAGGCACAAGGGTAGACAAGTTAATAGTTACGTCACCCGATTGCCCGGCTATACCTAGGCTGCCGCCTGTTTGGATTGGGGTAACCGACGGGACTACGGGGCGTGCTATGGCATCGCTAAACCCGGCGCTAATACCTTTAAGGTCGGCAATTTTTAGACCCTTAGCCTTTAAGCGTTTTTGGGCTTCATCAAATGCAGCCTCGACACCCTTTAGATATGCCTGTGCGTTATCTACACCGGCTTGGAACCATTGCGCTGCGGCTTGTGTCCCAATGGTTGCAGCTGCATTATCGGCAGCCATAACTAGATCGTTGGTTTCGGCAATAGCGCTAGCGCCACCGGCGATAAGTTCGGCAGCAATGGCAGCGCCGCTTTCCCCGCCAGCATCCAGCACCGCTTTTAATGCCTCTTGGCTTAAACCCATTTGCAACAACGTTTTAACGTCGTTGCCGTATTTAACAATGCCGGCTACCTGATCGCGTAAGCCTTGTAGAAATCCTGCCCCTGTTTCATCGCCAGCGCTTTTAGCGTCGGCAAAACTAAACGCGTCTTTAATGCTGTCGCTAACGCTTGTAGAAAAATCGGTAAACGCTGTTTCGGCTTTTACTAATTGTGCTTGTGCATCCTCGAGCGCTGTTTGCAAATACTTCTTTAACGCGTCGGTTGCTTCTTTAATTTTGTCGGCCATGCTTTTAGCGGCACCGCCCGTTTTATCCATTGCTGCAGGTAGTGGCCCTAGACCTTTGTTTATTTCGCTTAGTTGCGGGCCAAACGGTTTAACTTCCTCTACGGCTGTTTTTGTGGCGGCCTTAAATGCCAGGAACGCGCCCGCTGCGACTACAAGCCCGGCAGCAATAGCGGCAGCGCCAACGCCAATGGTTAGCGCGGTGTTAGCGGCGGCAGCCGATGCGGCCAAACTCCAGTTAAGCGCGGTAGTTACAACTGTTACAGCGTTAGCAATAAGTTGCGCGGCCTTAAATCCAATGAGCGCGGTAGCGATAGCGCCAATGGCTGTACCTACTGCAAGCAACGTGCCGACGTGATCTTGTGCCCATGTACCAAAACTAATGAGATATGGCAGCACGGCTTCAACGACTGGTAGCAATGCGTTGCCTATGGCCTCTGACGTTTCCTTTAACGCAACTTGCAAACGCTTAAATTTTCCCTCGGCTGTGTTTGCTGCGATGGATGCTTGACCGCCAAACGTGCTAGCCAAGTTGGCCATTACTTCATCGAGGCTGGCACCGTCTTTAATCATTGCAAATAGTTGCGGGCTTAACTGTTTGAGTGCCTTAAAGTTTCCGCCATAGGCTTTTGCCAGCGCGTCGCTAACTGTTGTTAAATCTGTGCCAGTACCCGCTGCAACATCCATAGCCAGTTGTAGGGCGGTGTTTGCGGTTGCTAAATCTTGTGTACCTAAAACAAGCGATGCCAAGGCCGGGCGTAGTTCATCGTCGGCAACACCAGTAGCCATAGACATTGCGCTAATGGACTTTTCGGTAGCGCTAACTTGCTCGCTAGTTGCACCCACCACGTTTTTAAGTGTTTGGGCTAACTTGGCTTGTGCTGCGTTGTCCTCTATGGCCGCTTTAACGCTGTAACCAGCGGCAGCGGTAAGCGCACCCATGGCAGCAACGGCAGGTAGAAACGCTTTGCCCGCGATGAAACCGGCACGCTCTGACGTGGTTTCTAGTTTCTTTAGTTGGGTGATGGCCTTAGCAAAACCCGTACCGTCAAGGCTTGAAATAATCGGTATGTTAATTGCCATGGTTTAAGCCAGTTTTCTGTTAGTGCGTCGCGCTACGTCATCTATTACTAATCCTACTTTTGCTTCGACTATCCCGCGGTTATTCTCTACCGCCCGGTCAATAGCGCGAGGCTGATCGCCTACCTCTTTATTTAGGTTGGTAACAAACATGCTCGAGGTATTACGCCCGGCATGGTCATAGATCGCGCCAGCTGCGTTGGCCTGTTGAATAACCATTAACTGGTAAGGCTTACTACCGTAGGCCACCTGCTCGGTATGGGTTACCACGCCATCGGTAGTGCGGTTGTAGTTCACGTAGCGCTCTTTGCTGGCGCGTACACCTACTTTTACCTTAAAGCCCTTTTGGACCTGATCGGTACGCCAACTGGTCTCGCGGCCTTTAATAAGGTTTCCACGTCGCATACCGCTTAACGGTTCCCCGGTACCGTTGCTGTTATCAAAATGTGCAACCATGCTGCGTGCCTCGGCAATGATTACCTCGCCCGCGGCCTGTATGTCTTTAGTAATCTGTTTCCTGTAGGCAGGGTCGAAATCGTTTAAGGCTTTTAGTGCCTCTTGTATTCCGGCTATTTGCGGTATGGCTGACGCGGGCATTACGCACCGCCGCGTTGTTTGTTTAGTATTTCAATGGTGGCGTGCATATCGTCTAGTTCGTATGATATCTCACTAGGCCAAAACCCTGTGGCTACTAAAATTTCGGCAAGCGCTCTACGCACCGTGCCGTTTAGGCTTTTGGGTTTTCTTGTTCCACCACTTCAATAGTTGCCAGCGACGATATAAACGCGTCGAGTGTGCCGGGTACTGTGGTACCGGATAAGCGCGTAGCCTCGTAACACAAATAGGCTAAATCCTCTACGCCTACGCCTGTTGCCATCTCTGACGCTTTGCGCTTAAATTTGCGTTCCCAACTAACGATGGTCATTAGGTTGGTTGTTACTTCGTTTGTGCTGCCATCGTTAAACGTGGCTTTAAGTCGTAATTGCATTATTAACCTGCTTTCGTGTCGGGCCGTTGCCGGCTTTTATTAAACTTCGACTACTGAATAAACGCCACCTGTAAAGGTAACGCTTACTGTTCCAAGCGCACCCATAGCCATTGTGTATGGGATTGCTTCAAGGTATGCGCCGGTAAGGGTCATGGTTGGGTTTGTCGCGGTGCCCGGGCTGGTTGCTGATGGTGACCAGGAAACCGTAACCGAGGTACCTACCAAACTTTTAAGCGTTGCGTAGGTTTCCGATGCTGCAAATGACGCGTAAAGGTCAAGCTGCAGGGTGGAATTTTCGAGGCCCGCTACGTAGGACCTGCTATTAGTTCCAAACGCGGTGCTTTCCAAGGCCTCGATTGTGCGGGTAAATACCAAGCCTTGGCATTGGTCCTGCAGCGAAACGCTGTTCACGGTTACATTTGGGTTGCTTAGGTAAGTGCTTGTGGCCATGGTGCTTTAATCCTTTGGTGTGTTCTTGTTATTAGTTTTAGCAGGTTTTGCGGTGTCGTTTGTGGATTGTTCAATAAACCCACCCTCGACTAGCGCGGCAATGTTTGTGCCGTTGGCCTCGGCTGTCTCGGCGTCAAATTCTGCACCGGGTACACCTAGGCGGGGGCTGATAATTACGTATGCCATTGGGTTTAGTCCTAACT